GTAAGGTGTCGGTCGTCTTCCGCCGCTTTGAGCGCGGCCTCTGCCTTCTCGGCGCGGGCTTTCCACTCCGCGACCTTGGCAGCGAGGAAGTCGTTGAGTTCGCGGAGTTCGTTCACCTGCTCCTCGCTCACAGCCGTCCCTCCTTCACGCACTGGATGAGCTGTTGCTTGGCGTCTTTGTGAAAGATGACCGCGTCGGGGCGGATCACTCCGAGGTCTGGCGGGAAATCGTGGTGGCGCTCGATGTCGCCGTTTGTCTTATACCACGCGTAGTGATGCTGGATGAGCGGGGTGCGGTGGACGAGGCCCATGCAGTTGCTCACCACCCAGCCGTCGAACCCGTCGTGCGTGATACCGTCTGGGATGATGTCGTCAATCTCGCCACTGAACACACCTATGCCCCCGATGCGGTCGTGGGGTGCATTGTAGTCGGACGCCCACATCATGTGGCAGCCGTAACGCTTCGCGTTCTGCCACTCTGCCGTGATGGCGGCGAGCCACCCCTTTCGCAGGGGAATCGAGTCAGCCTCCAGCCAGAAGAAGTCTTTCCCTTTCATGTGCTTCGCGACTTGCTTGAACGACCAGTTTGGCAGTCCGGGGTACACGAGTCCCGTGGGCTCGGGCCGGGTGAAGGGTGTCGCCACCGTGCCGTCGAGTTCGCGACACCACGACACGAGATTGTCAACGGCGCTGCGCTGTGTCGGCGGGCGGTAGATGATGACGGGGAGGGAGGTCATGCTTTCAGGTAAATGAAGCAGCACTGCGCCAGAGCACCGTGCTGCGTTTGGTCGAGGTCACGATCCCATGTGAGGTTGAGACGGTATTGGTCAAGCTCAAGCCGGGCATCCACGAGCGTCAGCCCTGCTTCGAGTCCGATGCGTCGCATGTCGCGCATCGTGTAGAACGGATGCTTGGGACGCTGCAACGGATCAATCAAATCGAAGGACGCCTTGTGATCGGCATTGTAGCGCGAGGGCCACTGCTGCCGTTCGTAGAACGTCCACGACGGGACGAGGACGTAGAGGTAGCCGCCATCCTTGAGAACCCGGCCCCAGTTCGACAAGGCCACCGGCACGTCGGTCATGTGCTCCAAGCAGTGAGCCGAGACCACGGTGTCGAAGGAACGGTCGTCGAGGGAGGCGAGATACTGGGCGTCGCCATCGGCCAAGTCCCACCCACGGACGACGTGAGGCGGTGGCAACTTGATCGGGTCAGGCCCGCAGCCGATGTCGAGGACACTCCCTCGAATATGCTCGTAGTCGCCGTTGCGGTAACGGGCGTTGTGGGATTTGGACATCTCGTTGCTCATGCGTCGGAAACCCCTCAACCCTCCTCGTGTTATCGTCAAGCTAAATCGGATACCGGCCCACATTTGCCCAGCCTTTCGACGACCCGAGCGTCTTGGGGGCGAGGTCGGTGTACTTGCCCTTGCCCGTCGGCGCAGAAGTCGCGGCGATCAGGGCTTCCCACCTCGCGTCGGTCGGTGGCCCGGCCACCTTGACCTTGGTCGCCGCTCGCACGTTCGGCGTGAGGCCGAGGCGTCGGCGGGCGATCTCGATGCAGCCGAAGAAGGCGTCGGCCCGGTCGGGGGATTTCCCGCTGGTGCGCTTCCGCATTTCCTTCTTCGATTCTACCTCCATCACGTCCCGCCCGGTGAGGCGGTAGAGGCGAGCGGCCATCTGCATGCAGGTGGCGTTGTCGAGTCCGCGAATCTGGCCTCCACGCATGAGGTCTTTCCCGACGCCCCACAACTCGGAGACTTTGTTGGCAAATCGCTTGTTGCCGGGGCGAGGGTCAGTCGCGGACACGGGGCGCTCAGAGGCGTTGCCACCGAAGCTGACCATCTGGAAGTCGCGGCCCATCGTTCCGGCCATGAGTGTCGAGAAGGGGTCGCCCGCTCCGGTGCTGTCCACGCCACGGTTTGCCACCTCGACGCCATGCCGGTTGCAGGCTGCGTGGAAGGCGATGACGAGCTGCTGGTTGCGATCCACCTGCTTGTTCGAGGCGTCCACTCCCTTCATCAGGTCGATGGTATCCACGATCTCGATGCCGACGACATTCTTCATCGACAGCGGGTTGTAGTAGGTGCCGACGTTGCAGATGCAAACGGGTGCCTCGTCGCCCCCGGTGCTGAATGACGGGTCAAGGAAGGCAACCTTCGTGGGCTTGCTTACCCATGTGGCAACCTTGGCCTGCGAGTTGGTGGAGGTGATCTCGGCTCCGCTGTAGATGGCGAAGCTGTCCCCATCCGGTGACAGGAATCCGCGCACCATGCGGTAGTACTCCGGTGACTTCTCGCCCTTGTCGGCGCGGATCTTCTCCAGCTTCTCCAGTGTGAGGAGTCCGGGCCATACCTCACGGCCAGCGACGACGTTGGGAGACTTCTCCCCATCGAAGCGGATGCAATAGCCGTTCTTCGTTTCCCAGCCATCCATCGTCTCGTCGATGCTGGCGTAGCCACCCTTCGGCTCCATGACCACTCCGAACGGATCGAAGGGAGAAGTGGGATTGCCAATGCCGATGAACTGCGAGTGCTCGTTTGATTGCAGGTTGGAAGCGGCTGTCTCGTAGAAGGAGTGCGTGAGCAGGGGAAGCTCGTCTGCGATGACGATCATCCGGCGAGCCTTGAAACCGATCTTCGTGCTGGCCTCGCCGTCGTGCCCTTTGCCGCCAGCCACTAGCTCGATACCAGCCAGCTTGTTCTGGGTGCCGTCTGGCATGATGTGGGCGATCTTGCCAGCCGATGACACGAGCTTGCCACCCATGTACTTCTCACCGCCGAACACGCGAGCCGCCTCTTTCCAGTACCCTTCGATGCGTCCCCAGATTCGGCCACGGGATTCTTGGAGCGTGGTTGAGGTGACGAACACCTTCACGTTGGCGGGGGAGGCGAACCGCTTCTCGTCGTCCACGATTGCCCCAGCCGGGAACGGCGGTTCTTCCCCAATCAGAAATCGGCAGATGGCATACACGCCAAAGAAGTCCGACTTGCCGGACGAGGCATGACCGGCCACCGCGAGGTTGTCATAGACGGAAGCCCCTCGAAGCATTCGCATGGCGTAGGGATTCCAGCGAAAGGGGAAGTTGGGCTCGGAGTCCGGGCGATCCCAGATGAGCGACACCATCCGCATGAAGTGCTCTTCCCACGGCATGAGCTGCGCACCCCGTCGCCGGAAGATGGCGTAGTTGCCGAGGATCAGCTTCTCGATGGCGATGGCCTGTAGCCTGTCCGGGTCGGTGCCAGCGGGCACACGTTGCAAGCGCGGCCACTTAAAGCCGTACTGGATAACTACGTTTGCGGGTGCTGGGGTGCGGGCCATGCGGAGCGCATGATACCCGCTGCCGGTGGCCGGTCAAGGGGCGTCGGCGTAGCGCCAGCCGATGACTTCCGTTTTTGGCGAGTAGGCGCATGTCTTCCAATCAATATCGTGCGCTGGTGACGGTCTTTGACTTGCCGCACACCGCATAACGTAGTGCAGCATCGCATCCCCGTCGCACGGCATCGGATCGCCGGGCGTGTGCTTGATCCACGTCAGGCCATGCGCCTCGAAGGTTTCGGGCTGGGGCTTGGCGCTGTCAGGGTGCGGCATCACGACCTCGTGGTTCACCTGTTCGGCGAGCACGGCAGCCCGGCCAGCCTTCCACGCGGCAAAAGCCTGTGTCTCTCCTTGCGGAATCTGCGCTGACGCATACCAAGCGTCGAAAGCCTCACGCTCGGGGTCCACGGGTAGCTTGTAGCCGACTGCGTCGAGCACGGCTTTGACGAAGGCTTCACGGGCGGATCGGTGGTCGCTGTAGCAGGTCATCGTGTCGATAGCGTTGTATGCAGCCGCCGCTCCGATGTCGGCGAGTTGGGAAAGGGTGGGCGTGTTCATAGGGTTTTAGTGTGCTCGGTGCTTGCGGTATTGTCAACCACTTTCGTCATCCGCTCACTCAACTTCTCGTCATCCCGCACAGCTTCGAGGAGCATGAGGGCGGACAGGAGCCGTTGCTCGGTGTCCCTCTTCTCTTGCAACACGGTAGCCACGGCATCGTCTGCCGTGCCGGGGCACATGAGGCGGTACACCGTCACCACGTCGTGCTGCCCACGGCGTGCGAGGCGTGCGATCATCTGCTCGTAGAGTTCACGGCTGTAGGTGAGCGACATCCACACCATCGTGGAACTGCCACGCTGGAGGTTGAGGCCGTGGCCCACGGACGCGGGGTGCGCGACGAGCATGGGTATCTTGCGCTGGTTCCACTGCTCAAGGAGCGCGAGCTGCTGTGTCTCGCTCTTCGCGTCGGCGAAGAACCGGGCGTCGGGGAACGCCTTCTTGATGCGCTCCTGCTCGTGCTGGTATATGCAGGCAACCAGCAGGGGGGTCTTGACTTCCTTTTTCAACTTCCTCAACGCTCCGATCTTGAGATCATGGATGTCGTGAATCTTGCGGTCCTCGTCATAAACCGCGCCACTGGTGAACTGGAGCAGTTTCGTGACGAGGGCAGCCGCATTGGCGGCAGTGATGTTCTTGGTGCCGAGTTGCAAGACAAGCTCCTTCTCGAACTCACGATACTGGCGCATCATGGGATCGGGCATCTTGATCTCAATATCCTCGACGACCGTGTCGGGCACATCCTTGAGCCAGTCGGAGGATCGCAGGGTGATCGTGATGTCCGCGATGCGCTGCTCAATGGCCTCCTTGGCGTTGGCATTCGGTGCCCAGTTGTACTGCATGTAGTCGGTCGTGTGGAAGTACGTCCGCTTGAACATCTCGAAGTTGGGGCCGAGACGCTTGCCGTCATCGAGCAGGCGGACTTGCGCGAACAGGTCGAGGAGGCTGTTGGGTGCCGGGGTGCCGGTGAGCGCGATGCGGTTCGGCACCTTGTCGGCGTTCTCGCGTAGCCATTTACGCAGGCGATTGCCGCCCTTGTTGTCGGGTGCTTTTAGCTTTGTGGACTCATCGTAAATTATCGTGTCCACGGGAACGTCGCTGCGCCCTTCGAGGTATTCTTCAACGAAGCCGGGACAGTTTTTCGCGACTTCGTCGAAAAACTGGAGCCACGGAAACAGGCGACCGTTGCGCAGTTCCGCTTTCTCGGATTCGGTCAGCGGGCCGCGCTTCTTCCGGTTGGGCGACATCATGCATCCGAATGGCAGCTCACCTGTGGAGCGGAGGTGTGACAGTTCATCCTGCGTCGGGGCGCGGCGCTTCTTCACCGTGATCGTGCGTGACGTGAGGGCCTCATAGTTGATGAGGTAGATGTGGGCAGCACCGGTGAGGAACGCATGACGACCGGATGGCGTGCGGAGGTTGGCTACCTTCATCCAGCGAAACTGTTCCCATTGCTTCACCTCAAGGGGCCAAGTGAGATTGACGACGCGGATCGGAGCGATGACGAGGACACCCTTGCATTCGAGGTTCTGGAACCGCTGGTTGAGGTGGTAAAGGCACCCTGCCGTCTTCCCAATACCACACCCAATCGCCCCGAAGGCTTGGGGGTGTGTGTCAAGGTGGCGTATCATTCGCCACTGCGGCTCTTCGGGTTTGAAGATCATGCCAGTGATCGGATTGCGGATTTCAGCCGTTGTAGTTCGCCACGATTTTCTTCTTCCCCTTTTTCGAGGTGCTTGATCTTCGCTAACGCGCGTTTCAGCATGTTGACGAGCGCGTTCACGTTTTCGGGTTTCCGGTAGTGGTACTCATTCTCCTCGAAGTCTCTGACTTGCCAGATGAATACGATCTCTTCGGCGAAGGGGTTGGTGGGTTCGGGTGTCATACGTCAATGTCCTCCAACGCGAGCTTCGGAACTCCGCAGCGTGCGCGTGCGATGGTGTAGTATCCTTCGTCCTGCTCCATGCCGATGAACCTGAATCCTTCTTCCTTGCATGCGACGCCCGTGGACCCGCTGCCCATCCAAGGGTCGAGCACCGTTCCACCGGGCGGCGTGATGAGGCGGCACAGATAGCGCATGAGCGCGATTGGCTTGACCGTTGGGTGGTTGTTCTTCGATGGGTTGAACGGGCGCTCTCCTCGTTGCGGGATCGCAGCTCCGTCGCCCTTCCACTCCTTGTCTGACAAGTCGGACAGCCCGGCGTTGCGCTCCGATGGTGATACCTTCGCGCAGTAGAAGAAGCGGGCTGCGGAGCCGGAATCCGCGTACCCGCCGTACCCGCTTTCCCCCCAGCCTTCGGAGGACTGAATGCGGATGCTCCCTTTCCTCTTAAGGTGCGCCCCGATGGGCGAGCCGCCCTTCGCCTCCGGGAACAGTCCAACCACCTCATCGCTGCCATCATGAATCAGGTTGGCGGGCCAGCGGCCTTGCTCATTATCCGGTTTTGCTTCACGAGCATAGTTCTTTCCAGACATCGCCACGTTCCCGGACTCTTTAGACCCGGTCTCGGACCACCCGCTCTTATCGTCGGCGCTGCGATACACACGGCACCCGTCCACGTTGATCGCGCCTGTGTGCCACTTGAGCACGTTGGCTGCGACTGTCCCTTCGAGGGGTTTACGCGCCAGTGTGATCGGCTCCAGCGCAGGCTTGAGCGCGGTGCCGTACCCTTCCCACTCGCCTTCGAGGTTGTGTGATTTAGGGAACCCCGATCCGTACACCCACGCTACCAAGTCACGAATCTCAAAGCCCGCCAGCCGGATACCAAGCGCCATTAAGTCCTGCGTTCGGGTTCCAGCGAAAGCGAGAACGTGCCCACCGGGTTTGAGCACCCGGTACACCTCACGCCACTGCATCGGCTGCGGGACAAAGTTGTCCCACGCCTTACCCATGAAGCCGCGTTTGCTCTTCACGTCGTGGTGCCCCGTCTCTAGCCAGTCGCGGAGCATGGCGAGGGCATCGGGTGGATCGCCGAGACCGTATGGCGGGTCGGTGACAACAGCGTCGATGCTGTTATCTGGCAGAGTGGCAAGGAGCGCGAGATTGTCGCCGTGTAACAGTGTCATACCTCCCCCTCCATGTTGAGCAGGAACTTCTCACGATACGACTGCATCTCGGCAGACGACATGGAGCCACTGCCGCCTATCTCCGGGTGCATGGCGTGCGCAATGTCTCTGGAGTGCGGCAGGCCAAACACATGCCCGAACTCGTGGATCATGGTGACGTAGAGGTTGTGACCGTTGCCGATAAACCGCTGCCACCACGTCGTTGCCCACTTCTCTCCGACGGCGATGACGATCTCCCATTTGTCGGGTCCGTGGTGTCGGCACTCCGCGATTCGGCCCGGATATTTCTGGCGGTCGATGTTGCCGAAGTGAATGAGGATGTTGGGTGCTGTGGTCTCAAACTCCTTGAGAGCTACGAGGTCAGAGAGGATGTCGTTCCACTTCGACGCTGCCTTGCGGGCGGATGAGCGGATGGCGGGTTCAGCGAGGTAGGTGAGTGTGGTCATGGGTCAGGGTTCTCCGATCTGGCATTCAGCCGTGTATAGATGTTCAAGGGACTCGAAGCGGGGAAGCTGTTCGCAGGGTTTCTCGAAGGCGGTGTCCACGCTCAGGACGCGGTTGTTCGGGACGGCTGCAAACCAGCCCTGCTCGACCTGTAGAACGTGGAGTTGTTTATGCTGTTGGGCGTCGTCGGCCAGCGCGTTCCCCTCGAAGTCGATGGTGAACAGGTAGCGGGCATTCAGGCGCTCAGGAAACCCTTTGATCTTGCGCACGTTGAGGAGCTGCGCGTTGCCGCGCTTCCACAGCGCGAACTCATGCACCGTGAATGTCGAGGAGAAGGTGTCCCACGGCTGTATCAGCTCCACGTCTGGCAGCTCGCACGGCTTCCAGCATAGGGCTTGGATGGGCAAGCAGAACATGGCACCCGCGCACTCATGCTCGTCGAACCGGACTTGGAATTGCAGACTCGCTGCTTCCTGACAGCGGATGCCGAGGATGTGCGCTTTCAGGTACTCGTTCTGTCCGCTGATGTGGTTCTGCGTGAACTCTTTGCGGACGAGGCAGCGGACGATGGAGGGAGTGTCGGAGAGAATGAATGGCATGGTGTTGGGATTCGTTGGTCATTAAAAAGGTTCCTCGTCGTCGAGTGTGTCCGTGCATACAAGGTCCGAGTCATCGGCGTCGTGCTTCTCGTGCCACGCGGCGATCTTGGCATCGGCGTACTGGCGGCGCACGTTCTCGGTGCAGGTGATGACACGGATATTGCCGACCTCGTACCCCTTCGAGGGGTCTAGGCGATCAACGTGTAGCTGGTGACGCAGACAGCCCTTGCCGTCCATGTACCCCGTCGGCTCGACCACCGACCACCACTCATCGAAGGACAGGATGAACGGGATGCGACGAGCGCGGGCATGGTCACGCTGGATTCCAAACGCCGCTCGCTCGGGGTTCTTCGCCCGCCACTCGGCTTTGTAGCATCCGCCGCACAGTTGCGTGGAAGTAGGGTGCGTGGCGACGTTGCGCGGTTTGGCGGTGCAGCGCCAAGCGCGGCAGACACCGGGGCGAAGGGTTTGCTTGAGGCGGATCATGCTACGCGCGGGATTGGCTGCTTCACGCTCATCGCCACCAACCCATCGACGAACTTGCATCCGTCTGCCACGCTGTCGCACCACGCGACGATGCAGCCGAGCGCCTGCTTCTCGTTCAATCGCTCCAACTGCAACACGGTTGGCTTGCCACCGGGGCGCTTGATCTCCAGCCAGCCGGTAGCGCCACCCGGTGCGATGATGCAGCGGTCGGCTACGCCGCGCTTGGCTGGAGATACGAACTTCTCGAACAGGCATCCCTTGCTCACTGCGTAAGCCCGGATGCGCTTCTCGATGTCACGTTCTAGGGGGAGGGGGGTCATGGTGAGGCACCCTACCCGCCATTGACTATACGTCAACCCCTATTTGCGATAATATGGAACCACCTCACCACTGGTGCCGAGCGGCAGGCCGTCCGCCCACGCGGGCGCGGACTCAAGGCAACGCTGGAAGTCCTCGATGCTCTGAGTCTCCACGTTGTCCCATGCGGCCATCGCTTCGTCGTGAATGAGTGAGTAGATGCGGTAGCCCTTGCGTGCGGCGACGAGGGTGCCGTTCGCCATGAGGTCGAAGGCGACAGCCTGTGTGATGTTCTCGACGATCTTGCCACCGTAGAGCGTTGCCCGTCCCCACACTGCCGACCTCGCGCCACCGGCTGTCGAGCCGGGGCCGAAGTGGGTGATCTGAAAGCGGTAGCCTTTGCGGCCATCGTCGGACACCTGCGCCATGCGTTCGGTTTCCTGCTCCGGTGTCTCGTCCTTCGGCTTCGGGATGCGAACCCACTCCATGCGCGGATCGCGGTAGCACAGGCAACGACCACTGGGCAGGCGGATGAAGAGGTAGGGGGCACCTGCTGCGGCGAATACCCCGATCTTGATGAGGCGTGCGTCGAACCACATGCCGGGCTGCTCGATAGCCTGCTTCGCGGCGTTGTCACACGCACGCCAGAATGCCGTGATAGCGGGGTTGGCAGCACGCCACGCTTTGACCAGTCCGGGGAGTTCCTCTTTCGTGAGGCCCATGTCGAGAGCGCCCATCTTTTCGAGGGCACCCACGCCGCCTTGGTATCCGAGTGCCAATTCTGCGACTTTCGATTTCTGACGGATCGCTTTCGTCACCTGCTCCATCGTGAGACCGAACATCTGACATGCGGACGCCTCGTAGATTTTGCCGTGAGTGCGGAACACCTCAATCCGCCACTCCTCACCCGCCAGCCATGCAATCACTCGCGCTTCGATGGCAGAGTAGTCAGCCGATAACATTGGACCCTGAGCATCGTGGATGAAGTGACGGATGCAGGAAGCGATTATGCTATACACCGAGCGGTCATACCACGTCTCAAGCATGCCCTTCGCCCAGCCTGCCCGGATGTGGGCGTAGGCCTGCTCTGTCTCCTCGAACTCGGGGCGCTTGAAGTTCTGAGGCTGGTGCAGACGCCCGCTCCACCGGAAAGTTGCCTGAGCACCGCCGAACTGCAACGACCCCCGGATGAAGTTGTCATCGGGACCGGCGCATTCGATCATGGTATCCACCTTCTTCACTGCCGCGAAGCCGAGCTTCTGGAGCAGCTCAATGGCTCGCCCCGTCGCAGTCGCCGGGTCGGCCTGCAACGCTTCGAGCGTGTCAGCTTGGAGGTTGTCGAGGAGCAGGCCGTTGCTGGCGAACCACGCTCGGAGCGCGGCGTTCTGCGTCGGGTTGAGGCCGGTCAGTTGCCGGAACTCCTCGAACGCCGGACCCTTCTCCGCTTCGATGAGTGCTTGTGCTTTGTGCAAAGCATCGAGGTTCACGGGCATGCCGCGACCGTTGATGTTGATGTCCTCGTGAAAGATGTCGAGCAACCAGCCCTTCAACTCGAAGTGCTTCAACGCTTCGGCGATGTCGCACTCGGTCATCACATCCTGTCGGCAGTATTCGAGGAACTGGCGGAACTGCTCGGGGTATTCGCTGGGATCGTTGAACCCGCCGTCCTTGCGTGGGATCGAGAACAGCTTGATGAGCGCCGATCCTCCTTTGTCCTTCTGGTTGGTAAGCCGTAACGCCTCCGCCGCTTTCTCCAGCGACGGGGGTATGTTCGCCCTCCTCGCCATCGTGGCGGTGCAGCGCCAGCGTGTGCGCTCAACGGCGGGGAAACCCATGCGCGTGAGAACGTGCTCGGTCATGGGCACCTCGAAGCCGGTGGCGTTGTGGGCGTAAACGGGACCGTCGTCGGCCAGCATCTCGCGCAGCAGTTGCTCCGCGCCGGGGTCGCCGAACCCTTCGATGGGTGACCATACGAGCACAGGCTCACTGTTGCGCCGAACAGCGGCACACAGAATCTCGGTGCTCGGATGCCGTGCGTAGTGCCAGCCGCCGACGACGGTCAGGTCGGCGAGGCTTCTCGTTTCGAGGTCCAAATGATAGCTATGCATGGTCAGCACCCCCAGCGTTTCCGTGCTGCCTTGCCACGCTCGCCCTTCCAGTTGGAGCTGCGGGCGCAGAAGGATTTCTTGCGTCCTTCGTCCTCTTTGGTCTTCGGGTTGGGGGCAGGAGGCTTGAGGTTACTCCCGGTGGCGGCATTATATTTCGCTCGGCCCTTCGCGGTTAAGCCTGCCCCTTTGGACACGGGCAGCTTCTCGCCTCGACCGACTGACAGATTGGGTGCTTTCTTCGACATGGTAGTGTGTGGTGGGTGAAAGGTTTGCCAGCGCCAAGGATACCACGCAGGCTGGCGGCTACGTCAAAAACAGGAAGAACCTAAAGCCTGTGGCACGACTCTCTTGGCTTATCGAAAGGGAAAATAAAAAGGCGACGCCCCGCGAAGGGCGTCACCGTAGTTTGCATCAGACCTCCTCGGCGGGGGCGTCCATGATCTCCATGGCGGCAGCAGCGGTGTCGGTGCCTCCGCCAGAGAGTTTCTCGCCGTCTCCGGTCTTGATGATGGCAGCCAGCTCGCAGTTGACCTTCTGACCGTGGACGTTGTCCTGTGCCCAGAACTTCACGACCACGTTGCCCATCGCGCCGGAGTAAGGGTACACGTCGGGGTTGGCCGTGATGCTGAGTTCCGTCTGCCCGCCGTTGACGGAGGGGTGACGGACAGCAGGGGGACCATCGGCGGGTTTGCGGGAGGCGTTGAAGAACAGCACGCCGGGGCCGAAGCCCTCTTTGCTGCGATGTTTGAGTTCCGTCTTGTCGTCGGTGTCTCGAATGCACATCGTGGGGAACACGGTCTTGTTGAACTTCTCACCCCACTTGGCCTGCGCGACCTCGTTGGCGGCAGCCATGAGAGCGGCGACCTGCGGGTGGTTCTTCGGGATGACGGGAGTAATGGAGTACTTGGCCTTGTCGGCGGGGTCTCCTTGCTTGGCCCACGCCTTATCGACGTGGACGTAGGTGAGTTTGACGTTGCGAAGGGCAATCTGCCCCGGTGTTTTGGATGTGCTCATGGGTGTATCGTGTTTTGGTTAGTGCCTCGTGGCGTTGTGCTTCTAAGGCAAAGTGTTTCAGGTGTCAAGAATCATTGCGACGGCGTCATCACTGACCGCATACTCGGGTCGTGGGTCGCTCTCCGGCACCACGATTGGCGAGCCGGGCGGTTTGGTGATGAGCTTGAACAGGGCAACGGCGTTGTCGCTGGTGCGGTCAGAGAACATCTTCTCCGCTTGCGCAGGAGTGGCGATCTCCTCGCTGTAGATTTCCTCTCGTGGGACGCCGAGGGCCATAAGCAGTTCGCCCGCCCGCAGGGGGTCGGCCCACTTGCGATGAGCGCCCTTGGACAGGACCACCTTGCGGCCCGGAACCTTGGTGCCGCTGTTGACGAGTCCATCGACGTGCTTCTGCATGGCGTCGATCCAGTCGGTGACGATGTCGCGGTTGTTGACGATCCACACCATGCGTTCGAGGGAAACCACGGGTTTCGGCTCATCGGCGGTGCCGAACAGCAGGTCTTCGAGTTCGGGGATGAGTGCGTTCTTGTAGGCGTGGCGGGCGGAGCAGATGCCAGCAGCCGGGCAGAACTTGCACGTCGCATCGGACGGCGCGAAGCGCAGAGCGGAACCGGGTGGCGGCTCGGCCTTGTCCCAGCCAACCGGCCACGCTGGCTCCGAGAGGATGAGCCTCGCCTTCGGGGTGATGGTGTCCTCAGTGAACTCCACCAGCTCGCGGTAGGTGATGGACCACGGCTGCGGATCGCCGGGCAGGCGGGGCTGGAAGATCGTCATCGTGACGGGCGTCTCGGGTGGCAAGGTGTCCCAGTCGAGCGAGTCCTCGATGATGCTGCGGGCGTAGCTTGCCATCTGGCGGTTGCCCTCGGAGGCCACCTCGCCGAAGCCGTACTTGTAGTCGGTGACGAACACACCTTCGGAGGTGTGAGCGAAGAAGTCCACGGTGCCACGCTGTGCGGGGTAGTAGAACAACCGGACGCGGTGCTCAATGCCCCACGCAATCGGGCTTTGGCCACGCTGCGCCAGAACGAAGTTGGCGTAGGCGCGTCCATGGCGGATCATCTCGGGGGTGGCGTAGGCCGGAGCAGGCTCTTCGCGCACCATGTTCTCGCATACCGTGTGGGCCTTGGTCCCTTCGATGGATGCAGAGGATGAGGTGTCCTTGGGCAGCCGGTGGGCGTTGGCCTCCTTGAAGGCAACAGACGCCGTGCATTCCGTCCACTGGTAGGCGTGCGACGGAGAGAGGCGGGAGTGGGTTGGTGCGGTGTCGGGTGTCATGGGAGTCGGGGAAAGAGATGGGCGTGCGACCGCGTTTCCGACCGCACGCCCAAAGGTTACACGAGCGCCCGCTTGATGGCGTCGAGGAGGCGGTCACGGTTGTCACCGACATTGGGGATCTTGGATAGTGGAAGGCCTTTGCCGGAAGCGAGGGTGCCGTCAGGCTGCAAGAACTCGGAGGAGTCACGCCATGCCTGATAAGCGCGGAGTTTGTCGGGGAACTCTTTGAGCTGGTTGGCGTGGGTGGCGAGTTCCTCGTCGGTGACGGTGGACTGCGGCGGTGGATTGAACAGAGTGACGGCAGCGGGTGCAGGTGCAGCGGGTGCAGGTGCAGCGGGTGCAGGTGCAGCGGGTGCTGGGGCAGCGGGTGCAGCGGGTGCAGGTGCAGGTGCAGCAGACTGCTCGATGTTCGTCACAGGCGGCGTGGTGGTCACGACGACAGGCTCGGCGGGGGCGGCTTTGCGGATGCGCTTCGCGGGGGTAGCAGGTGCGGGTGCTTCGGCAGCGGGGTGGGCGTGCCGTTGCTCCCAAGCGAAAGCCTCGTCCCCTTTCTGGGTGGCTGGTGTAGTATCGTAGCCAGTGACGGCGGGGTCCGTAGAGAGGATCGCAGTGCATTCGTCGGCGACGGCCTGTGAAGCTGCGCGGATGAGTCGGAGGGTGGTGTTGTCGAGTTTCATGTTGGTGGGTTGTGGGGGTGAGGGTTACGCGGCGTGCTTGACTTTGTGGCGCTTGATGACGTTTCCGTCCGGCAGGCGAACGATGTAGGTTTTCGGATTCTCTTTGAGAACCTCGACGCTGGTAGGCTCGTCGGAGACGAGGATGGTGATGCGTTTCATAGGTGCGGGTGCCAATCGGCTACGCTAGCTCGCCAATGCTTGCCTTATTGTCAAGACGCTTTTGAAGAAATTCGAGCGGTTGCTCGCACGCTTCCCGGTGCCAGATGAACTGACGCCTGCCAGAGATCAACTGGCGACCGGGCATCCGGCGATAGCCCGCTTCCTGCAACACGTTGGCGATGTGCTGGGCCGATGCGTGCGTCTCCCCCTCTGCCTTGAGAGCGGCTCGCAGGGCATCGGAGGTAAGGACATCGTGGGAAATGAGCGGATTATCATCATCCTCGATGATCCTACGAAGGGTTGCGGTGGTCTCGTTGGCGGTGTTATAGGCCAGCTCCAGCAGGTAGCGTGTCACCGGGGCGTGGCCCTTCGGATTGAAGCTGGGCGAGATACGGTGGTTCTCGAACAACGCACGGAGACCGGATGCATTGTCACGGCACATGCCGAACAACCGGGTAAAGTAGTCTGGATCTTCCTCCGTGATGGCGAGGATGTCGGCCTTCGATTGCAGAGCCGAGCAGATGTACCAGAAGCGGCGCGTGTTCTGGTTGACCGGCAGTGCATCGAAGTGGTTCGTGTAGAGGAGGAAGTTGGCGCAGTGCCGTGCCTTCCGTTCGTCGCGATACCGCTGCACCACTGGCACCTTCTCGTTGGAGATAAGCGGCTTGAGGGCGTCCATGATCTCGTGGCGGTTAGCCCCGCTGATTCGGACCTCCTCGACGGCGACGATCTGTGACGACATCACCCACGAGTTGTACCCCTTGTCCATGGCGGACTTAGCGATGATGTTGACGTTGTCGTCGCCGAGGATGGCGGAGGCGATGTCGGTGAACACTGACTTCCCGCTTCCCTCACCGCCCTGCACGAGGGGTGCCCAGTTGATCTTCACACCGGGGTATTGAACGTGGAAGGCGAGCCAGTCCATCATCGTCTGCCGGGCCTCCGACTCACGGAACAGTTTGCGCATGTGCCTGTCCATGATTGCCCACGCCTCGAACTCGCGGGCCTCTGCCTTTGGATGCGACGGACGACGGTAGGTGTTAGCCATGGCGTTCCCCGCGAAGGTGACGATGGTGAACTCGGGTTGGCTCGGCTCGTAGCAGTAGTCCGTGACAATCGGGATCTGGACGTGGTTAAGCAGGAAGTCCTGCGGGCGGTAGAGGGGTGTGTGGAGCGTGGCTTGATTGACCGGCTTGTCGATTGCCTGTAGCTCGGCAGCGGTGGGCAGGAGGCGGCGGGAGTAGGCGGCGTCGAGCGCGTCGGCGACGAGCTTGGTGCCGGTGGTGTGCTGATAAAACTCCCTCGTCGTGGTGACGTAAACGAACAGTCGTGCCCACGGTGGCGGCTCGATGTGCTCCTGTTCCTTGCCGGGCGGGTTGGCGAGCAGCGCCTTCTGCTTTTTCAGCTCCTCCTTGAGCACGGTGACGGTGACGGGGGTGTCGAATCGTTCTCGCAGATTGATCGACAACATCTGCACGAGTGCCTGCTCCTGCGTGTTCGGCAGTCGGCACTTGGCGATGCGTGGAACAGCAGTGTCCATCAGTTCAATGGGGTTGCCGCAGCCGAAGTTGATCCAGCCTTCGAGGGCTGTGTAGTCGTCGGCCTTTTCCTCCTTCTGCGGTGGCAACTCGTAGCCCTGCTCCTTGGCTTTCCGGGCAACGGTGCGCAGCGTAACGGGCGAGCGGCCAACGGGGGCTTCACGGAACACCTTCCAGTTGGTGTGGCAATCCTCTTCCCCGGCGAACTTATCGGCGGAGCCACGGCTCCAGTCGATCCAGATGTCCTCGCCAGCGTCTCCGAATTGGTGGTGAAGGGCAGTGCCGACCTTGATCCACTCGGGGCGGGAGCAGTCGGGCGAGAGGTGGGTGAGCATCTTCCGTGCTTCGGCCTCGTCGATGCCCGACATGGGGGCCGAGGCGTTGGCGAGATCGTCGAGCAGGTCGCCGGTCGAGGACGGCGTGACTGTGTTGCCCTGCCGCACGAGCGCAGGGAGGTCGGAAGCGCGAATGTCCTCAACGGTGAAAGGCCGCCCATCGAAGGACGTAGCGATCATTGGGTGATCCGTGTCCGGCGTGTCCGAGAACACGGAAGGGCGGAACATCGGCTGCGTGGGCAGCACGGACTCGCTGGTGACGTGAGCAAGGCCAAGGCGAGCGGCGATGGTGCGGACGGCGTCGGCGTATCGGGTGGGCGGGATGCCGTCGGCGTCCACCATCACTCGAAGGCGGGGCTTCTCGGGTGTCGATGACGCGGTGCGGTAGGCTGCGAAGTTGAGGCCGTCGAGGCGGTCGGCGAGAGTGCCGGGGGATGAGAGAAACAGGAGCGCCGTGCTGCGGGTTTCCGGTGAGTCGTCGATGTCGAGGAAGATGAGGTTGCATGCCTCGGCCAACTCAACCTTGCGCCCTTCGTGGGGTGAGTTGGGAAAGGTGCATGCGGTGAGGTAGGGCACCATCTTCGTCTTCGCCTGCTCGGCCTTCGGCATTCGCCAGAACTCGTCATGCGTGACAGCGAGGCGCACGGGCAGCCCGAGCAACGTCTTCACGAGGTCGGGGAAAGTGCGGGCGTCGGCCTGCGTAAGAACGTGATCGGCGACGTGGCGTCCTATGAAGTAACGTGGCATGCGGGTTATCCTTCGATGAGTTCGACGGGGAAGACGGCGAGGATGTGTCGCAGGTGTTCGATTTCGTTGGGGGTCATGCCTGTACCTCCCATTCGCGGCGGATGGTTTCGAGTGCCTCTTTGGCAATCGCCGAGTCTTGCTCATAGGCTCGAAGCGCCTCATCCGAGCACTCGCAGTTTAGCGGCTGAGCCATGCCTTCCAGCACTTGAATCGCCGTCAGCAACGCCTTCGCCATCCGTGGCGTGATGTTGCGGGAGGTGGCGATGAGGGTGGCATCTTGAACTCCGGTTCTTACTCCAGCGTCGTCGTTTTCATCCCCTATAACAACGATTGAGTTGCGACCAGACTCGATGCCGGGGCATGGATATACTTTGCCAGTGTCATAGATGCTCCACGGCGCGGGCGTCGCCTTGTCGGAAAGCTCAATGATGTCGCGGAGTTCGGTTTTGATGTCTTCGATGGTCATGGCGTGGTGAAGGGTTGGAGGATGTCGAGGGCTTGCTGGTCTGGATACGGGGATGCCTTGATGGCATCATACGCCTCCCGTATCGCCTCGCGCATGGCTTCGATGCGTTGCGCTCTGTCACCAAGATCGGGTCGTTGAATAATCGCAGATTTGATGGCAACTTGGTTGTCGTGATTGGCTTTCCAGTGAGCAGCCTCAGCTAGTGCTTTGTCACGCTCGCGTTCGAGATTTTGCGAGTATTCGCGCATGGCTGCCATCTCCCTCCTCCTTACGCAGTTTGGACGTTGGCAATGGTCGCCACACGAGTGAATTGTGGAAGCTGTTAGCTCGTCGAGATGAGCTTGGAGGCGCTCGTTCTCGCTGGCAAGGCGGTCACGTTCGTCAAGTGCCGTCTCAGCGGCTGACTCGGCAAGGCGGATGGCGTTGCACAGACTGGCGATCTCGATGGCTGGGTCAGCCATCCCAGCGCAGGCGTTCACGCAGGCGACGACACGGTCGCGGTAAAGTTGGGAGTCAGCACCAACCATGCCCTTTTTTGTGTAAGCAATGCCTTGGAACTTGTAGGAAGGAGACCACGGCTCGCCGTAGTCGGGTGTTGGCGTGTCGGTTGTCATGGTCGTGCGGAGTATCTGACGTGTGCGTTTCGGTTGAGGGCTATGGCATCGACGGCGTCGATGTATCGCTCGAAGAGTTGAGGGGTGAGGTTAATGCCGCGCTCGATGGTAGTCACCCGGAAGATGCTGACACCGAGAATGTCGGCGACCTGCTTCATGTACACGCCCTCCCATTTCCGGTAGTTGCGAAGCAGCAGGCCAGCCTCACGCTGCGCTGCTTTGCTCTGCTTCTCGGCTTCCCTGACGCACGCGGTCGTGGTGAGGAGAAGCCGGTGGGCCTTCGATTGGGTGGGGTTCATCGTGCGCGGGATGAGAGGATGATGGTGCGGTTGAAGACGGAAGCGATGCGCTGGAGAGTGTCGAGGGACGGCGGGAAGCGGTGCGTCTCGACGTTGAGAATCGTGCGCTCTGACAGGCGTGCTTCCTCCGCCACCTCGGCGCGGGTCTTGCGTGCGCGGAGACGGAGGGCCTGTAGCTGCTGGCCGATGGGGGGTTTCATGTGCGGGTGAAAAGTGTTTCGTTCAGACTTCTTCCAGTGTCAACGCCTTTCTGAGTTGCCGACGCTTCAGGCCGACGTACTCGCGGTTGTCACAGCCGGTGAGGGTCATGTTTTCCGTGATGCTCTTCGATGGGTCGAGGGCTGACCAGTCGAACTGGACCGGACGACCGGGCGGCGTGATGCGCTCGCCCTTGAACTCAACTCCGGCGCGATGGCGTCGGCGGTGGACGGTCGAGGGGTTGCAGCCTAGCCGGGTGGCGAGGACCGACGCTGGCGTTGTCGCCAGCTCGTCGGCGGGGATGTTGTAGGTGTCCTTGTTCATCGCTCGCAGGCCTCCCATGCTTCGGGGTTCCATTTGCCTGTGAGAGGGATGGAGCGGTTGATTTCATAATTCAGCATGAGGTAGTCCCACTTTTTCCACATAACTGAGCCGCTTCCGTTGTGAAAGCAGACTCCGTAATGTTGGAGTTCGAGCGGGGTCTGCCATGCGGTCGCGTCGTCACTTCCCTTGAAGCGAAACACGCTCCCCGGTGGCACGTCCTCCGGTCCGAGCGGTTGCTTTGGGTCGGGTTTCTCGGTGTCAGCATAGCGCCAGCCGATGAGCGGATTGCAGTCGTTGACTTCCCACAGATAGTTTTTCCCAGCGGTCGGCGTTCTTTGAGCGCCACTGTGGAGAGTCATGCCAAGCACCATTCGTTCCCCATCGCACGGCATCTTGTCTCCGGCGCGGTGCCACGTCCATTCGTGGCCTTCGTGCTGGAAGAGCAGGGGGCGGGTGGTGCGGTAGAACTGCGTGTCCGGGCACATTGGAAGCGAGCCAGCGATTCCCCACACCGACTCAAATCCTTCTCGGCTATCAGCCGTAAAAGAATCTACTTTTTCTTGTAGCAACTCCCCCTTAGCCAGTGGCCTCGTGCCCGGTGGTAGCATCTCGGCTGTCCACCCATCCGTGCGATGCCATTGCATGCCGGGCGGTGGTGTGGGGAGAGTGAAGGGCGCGGGCTGCTCGGGCCATGGGACGGAGAGTGGGAGGCGGTAGGTGCCGCAGTCTGGGTGCCCGAAAATGGGACGGTAGATTTCGCCGCTTTTGACCCACGAGCCGCCGTCCCATTTCTCTTGCGCTTCGATGCGGGTGTTCGTCGCCTCCGTTTTGAGCGGCAGCCGATACCCGGCCCCCACCTGCTCCGGTGTGAGATTGTCCGGGTTGTGGAGTTCGGCTTCGTAGGGTGGACGGGCGAAGGCGAGGCGGATTTCGCGCCTCTGACAAACGTGCCGGGCTGGGGTGTCTAGGGTGCTCGCTGTCTCCCAGTGTGGGTCCGGTTGTCCGGCGCTGTAAGGCGCGTAGTACTCCCAAGGGTGCCCGGTTTCTGCGATGTCCGCAGCGAGGCGGAGTTGTTGTGCGGTGTTGGTCATATGAATGTCAGTGTGCGGTTGTGTTTGCGCCCCCAGCGGAGCGCGAGGTTAAGGCCTGCCTGTTGGCGGGGGTATGGGTGCTGAATTTCTTCGATGGTGTGGCGGGTGATCGGATCGGTGAGGAGGACCACGACGGTCTCGGTGCCGACGTGGATGAAGGCGTGGACGGGCGGGGGTTTCATGGCGCGGGCTTGTAATGCAGGCAAAAGACCAGCGTGCCGAAGATGAACAGAACGGCAAGGATGAGGGCGGGCAGGTTGAGTGGCTTGGGGATCGGTTTCACAGTGAGCGCGGGTTATAATTTAGGGTTGCGGTTATGTCAACCACCACGGTTTGCGTTTCATGGTGGCGAGCTTCTTGTCTTCGATCTCTTTCCGCCGCTCGGCTGCGAGGCGGTTGACGGTGGCGAGGTATCGGGTGAGCGGGTCGGCGGGCGGGGGTTTCATGGGTTCTTGGCGATCTGGTGCATGAACAGGAGAGCAAGGATGCGTTCTTCTGTTTTCTGGCTGCCGTGCCACCAGTAGCAAATTCCTACGATGTATTCTCCGGCCTCTTCGTTGAGGGTCTGCCGCTCTGCCATAGTCGGCCTGAACAACTCCTTGAATGCTTCGCCATAAGGGTTGTCATAAAACATCCCGGCAGCGTGGTCGAGAGCGACGCAGCAGCCAACGGAGGGGCGGTCGGCGATGATCTCGGCGGCTTTGACGTAGATTTTAGGATCGGGTTTCATGGATAGCAGGGCAGATTGTTTTCGTTCACTTCCTCGACCCGGGTCAACGTTGACCCGGGTCGGTCCCAGCTACGCCAGATATGCGCAGCATTGGGAGCCGGAATCGTGAACCAGTAGGAGCGGCCAGCGATGGAGTAGGTGACGGAGTAGCGGGGCATGGCGCGGTTGTCGGGTTGGGGTTGGGGTTGGGGGTTACTTGTTCCACCCTTTGCACGGGCGGCTGGAGAGGTAGTAGCTGGCGAACGGATCGGCCATCTGGTATTCGGCCAGCATGGCGCGGGCTTCCTTGCGAGTGTCGAACTCGTCCACTGTTTCGAGCTGGTGGGAGTCGCGGCGTTGGATGTAGGTTCTCATGGGTGTGGGGTGTCGGGTTTGGGGTTACTCTTCGATCAGGTCACAATAGGCGCGGGCGACTTCCTCGGCGGCATACCACGCGAGAGCGTTGAGCACGGTGTCGGTGTCCTCCTGCGACCTGCCGCCGTAGAGGGCAGTCGAGATGCCGGACACGTCGGGCTTGGACTGGCGGAAGCAGCCGAAGCCCTGAATCATTTCGAGGGGGTTGCTGCCGAAGTCGTCGGCTTGCTCTTGCGCCATCTTGGCGATGTGGGCGCGGTTGCGCTTGGCGAAGCGGATCGTATCGGCGTAGTAAATGAAGCCGTTGAAGCCGCCGTCGATGCCGTGGCGGGCGATGTCGGGGGCATAGTTGGTGAATGTCTCCCAGCCGCCCATCTGGCGCACAACGGCGCGGATGAGCGGGGAGGGGATACTGGACGAGGCGACGAGGGAGTTAAGAGATGGCGTTTTCATGGTGTGCGGGTGTCGGTGTTCGGGTTTCTGGCTACGGGCGGAAGGTGGCACGGGTTGCGGATAACGCAAGGGGTTTATTCGGGTTTCTGGTCGTGGTCGAAGGCGTAACCGGCTTTGCGGAGGGCGGATTCAATGGCGGCGGCGTGATAATTGCCGGGGTAAGGGATATCCTCGATGATTGAAAGCGCGGTTTCCAGCGCCGTAAGGAGGTCGGGCAGGGCGGCGAACGCCCGTTTGAGGGCTGCGACGGTTTCCGGGGTGGCGGGCAGTCCTTCGAGGTTCAAGAGGAAATAGCCGTCGCCGGTGACGATGGCGCGAGAGTCGGGCAGGGGCGAGGCCTGCCAAGGGGAGGCGGGGAGCGTTGGGGGGTTCATGGTGCGGGGTGCGGGGGGTTACGCGGCTTTCTTGAGCTGGCGGGCGATGTGGAGAGCGAGGCGAACGGCGGAGGGGTTGCCGGTGCGGATGAGTTGCGGCAGGGGGGCCTCGTCTCCGATGCCGGATGATGCCTGAAAGGCGCGGATGCCGGGGTCGCAGAAGCCGAGCGCCTTAGCATCCGCCAGCGTGGCCTTCACACCGCCGCAAAGCCGGGCGATGAGCCGGGCGCGGCGTTCCTCTTTGCCGCGCTGGCGGGCGGCGTCCTGCTCACGTTTGATGGAGTCTAGCTTTTTCTGATATCCTTTGGCGGCGTGCTCGCGGCTCGTGGTGGAATGGTAGCAGGTTTGGGAGTCGCCGACAATCCAGCCCGCTTGAGCTTCGATTTGTTTCCCTTTGCTCACGATCCAGACGGCGGAGCCGTCCGGCTTGAGCGAGACGAGCGGCAGGCCATCGCGGGCGGATACGGCGAGCAGCGGGGAGGAGGCCAGCGCGGAGACGCCGGAGGGATCAAGCCGTATAATGTGGGTGGCGTCGGTTTTGCGGTAGGTGCACTTGCGGGAATACTGGTCACCTCTGCCGGTGGTGGTTGCGGCGGTGGCCGGGCGCGGGGCATCGTGCCAGCGGACGGAATGGTCCACCGCGCCGGAGTAGTCGCCGCCCATGCGCCAGGCGATGGCTAGGGCGTGCTGCTCGGCAAACGTGACAGCGGCGGCGGCAGCATCGCGCCGGGGGCGCGGGATTCTGGCGAGGGTCTGCGCGGCATCGCGGGCCGCCTGCGCGGCATCGCGGGCCGCCTGCGCGGCGGCGGTGTACGCTCCGATATGGTCGGGGGGTTGCGGTGGCGCTGTCCGGGCGGCGAGGGCGTCAATGTGGGCGATTGCGCGGGCGCGGGCGGTGGCGGTTGCCGCTTGCGCTGTCCGGGCGGCGAGGTGGGCGAGGATGTCTCGGGTTTGGGTGTCCGGTTTCATGGTGCGTGGGTGCGTGGGTTAGGTGTCGGGGAAATTGGTTGCGGCGTGCTGGCGCTGCCAAATGCGGCGGAAGGCCTCGCGGTTGTCGGTTATCCGGGCCGGGCGTGTGCGTGGGCGGGTTGTCAGACGGGCGCGGAGGCGGGAGGGCGGGAGTGTGATGGAGGGGAGGGGGGTCATGGGTGGTGGGTTAGACGGTGAACAGTTTAGCGCGGTACTCGGCGATATATTCCGGCAAGATGGCGAGGTCGATTTTGCCGTCGTCCATGCTGAGATTGCAGGCGAGTTCCTCGAAGCGGTAGTGGTCGCCTGAATAGGTTTTCAGGGCGTCGTCAAAGGCGCGGCCTAGCTCGGCGTTGCGGTCATCCCAGAACCCGCAGCCATGGCCGGAAAGGCTGAAATAGATATTGCCACCAAAGGAGCGTTCTAGCTCGTCGGCACGTTCCGCGAGTTCTGGGTGGTGGGTGTCGAGATAGGCGCGAAAGCCGGAGATAAAGGATTGCGCTTCGATGGTGAAGGCGTCTGAGAAGTCGAAGATTGAGGCCTCGCGAAGCTCGTCGTCGGCATCTTCCGGCAGGGTGAAAAGGAGGGATTCGAGAAAGGAAGCAACATCGGAGGTGGTCGAGATTTTCATGGCGTGTGGATTATATGGGCGGGTTGCGGTTAGCGCAAGTTATATTTTACGGTTTTAGATGGCCGGAGATTGATGCACATCCCACGGCCAGCGCCGCGCCCGTGCCAGCGGTTGCCGTGGCAGTCGATGGCGGAGACGCATGAGCCGCGATTGTGCCGGGAACCGAAAATGCGCCAGTCGGTTTCTTTGGTGACGGTCATCAGCTCGCCGCCCGTCCATGATGTAATCTTGCGGCCATCGCTGGAAAGGTAGGCTCCGAAGGGGCGCGAGCGGTCTAGTAGGTCATCGCGCTGGCGGGCATCGGCGCAGGCGTAGCAAATGCGCTTGCCCTCCGAAGTGGTGGCATAGCCGGAGGTGAAGTAGGAGTGATCCCCGATGGGGTGGCCGCAGTCGAGGATTTGCTTCGATTGGCATGCGTGGCAAATCTGCCGCGAGCCGTCGAGGGAGAGGGTGAACGTCCAGCCGATTTTGTCGCCGTTGTAAGGGTGGCCTGCATCGTGAGGGTGGCCGCAAGAGAGAAGAGGGGTGTCGGTTTTCATATATAGTGGGTGTCGGGTGACGCGATATCTTTAATAGGGCTTCTGGATATCGTCAAGCGTGAGAGTGAAAAAAGTTTTTCGTTGGCGACTTCTCCCTTCTCTCCAAAACAGTTAACAACTTACTTGTTTCTTTATTTACTATTAACTCTTTTTCCTTCCTCTAAGAAAGGGTGGAGGTTGAAAATAAAATGGATTGACGGGAGTTGTTAACCGGGCATTTTAGCCGCGTGAAGTACCCCATTGCCACCCAACTACCCATCGAAGTGCTCGCGTGTTTGCCCGGCTACGGGCGGTGTTTCGAGCCTGCTTCCGTGCTCTACCCATCCCCGCCCCCAATCGAAGGACTGCCGAAGTTTTGCGGTATCCATGTATCCGTGCATTACTATGTATCCTATTCGGATAAGGAGGCGTTGCGGGCAGCGGGGAGCCTTGCTAAAGTCATAACGGCGGGCGTTCGTCGTTCGCACCCCGCCGCGTTTAGCAAATGGGTCGAAGCTTTCTCTCAGTTTCGAGGGAAAAGGCGAGTGACAACCATGATATACGTCCACTCCCTTTGCAAAAAAGCCTCCGCCCCTAACATCCTTGACCTCGTATGATTGCCTCCATTTCGTTCTGTCCTGCCTCTACCGCCGCCCTTCCGAAGTACGGGCGCTCTGCTTTCGTTCGGCGGGCTGTCCTGTTCTATGCTGCCTCCGGTGCCGCCCCCGCATCGGAGGGAGAAGCGCCAGCCGCTCCGACTCCCATGCTGCCTGTAGCCGTTGCTCCCGTGCCAGTGCCAGCCGATCCCGTGAAGCCCTACAATCCCGCTGAATGGGTGCGGGATGGCTTGAAACCTGATTTGAAGGACGGCCCGTACGAGACCTCACTCTTGCGCTACCGAAAGGAAAACGGGCGGTCTGTTTGCGTTAACCCGCCCCCGTGGCCAGCCGTGCCGGGAATGGATTCGGTGCAAAAGTACCAGTGGCTTTCCTTCATCGAGGCTTGGAAATGGCCGGAGCATTTCCCCTCGCCTCTCGAATGGCTGGCAATGGGCAAGCCTGAGAAGCCGTTGCCGGTGCATCGCCGGGCCGTGGAGCCTGCTATCGTGGAGCCGGATGTCGTGGAGCCGGATGTCGTGGAGCCGGATGTCGTGCCAGTGGTGGCAGTTAATCCCCCGTTGCAAGGTGGCGGGGTATCGGGTAGCGTGCTCGAAGAAATCTAACTAACCTATGGCCGATCTTATCGTCACGAGTTCCGATTGGCAGGCAATCCGTAGCCTTGCAGAGCAGGGAGTTGATTATGACACTTTGACAGAGCGGTACGGGGTGTCGTACAATTCAATAGCGATGCGCTCTCACAAAGAGCAATGGTTCACCCCGGAAAGGGTAAAGCTAAAATTGTCTCGCGCTTCAAAATTACCAGAAAACGGGGTGTCGGGTACTGCTCAAAATACGCCCCTTTCCGCAAATCCGGTCTCAAAAAAGGATGAAATTCTCGAAACGGATTGGAATGAAGCGGCCACCTATGTTCGCAAGCTCTCTCTCAAAACGGCTATCCGAGCCATCGAAGGGGCGCAATTCATCGAATGCAAAAACGGGGCGGATCTCAAGGCCCTCGTCCATGTCGCAAGGCAAGCCACCGGCGTTCTCGACACGGAGGCCCCCGCCATCTCCTTGAATCTCGGAGGCGGCGGGGGCTTTTTCGAACAGGCGGGGCCGGTTTATGAGGCTATTAGCGAGCCGGTGGAGCCGGTGACGCTGGAGGACTGCGGGGTCTAGGCCATCATCGCGGCTGTTGCCTCTTGTTCGCTGGCAAATTGTCCGTGCAAGGCATCATCAAACCATGCAAACCAGACGTCGCAGGTTTCATTCGTGCGGCGTAGCAGCATGCCCGGCTGGCGGATGGCGTCAGGATGCACAAACATCGAGTTATTACGGGGGCGGCACTTCGGAGCTTCTGAGACCGTCATAAAATGGCCGGATGGCAAAAACACCGTTGTCGTGTTTTGGTCGCGTAGCGTGACGGGAAAGCGGCCTTGCTTGGCAGCGAGTAGGAGGGATTCAGTTATACTTTTCATAGGGTGGCAGGGTGGCAGGGTGGCAGGGTTTTATGCGCGGAGTAGCCTAATCACTTTGTCGGCCTGCTCTTGTGAGTCTTCCTCATTATCCACCAGCTTTTGCAGCTCGTGACCGGCTTCGATGAGTTCGCCATTGTCATAGGCTTTGCCGGTGCGGATTGCTTTGTTCGCGAGTTGCTCGTGAGTCATATCTTCGGAGTTCATACTATTTGATGAGTTGAGTTGAGTTGAGTTGAGTTGAGTTGAGTTGAGTTTCAGGGTTGCGCCAGCCCGTCATCGGCTGGCAATGGACCATATTAATGCCATCGCATAATCCGTGCAAGCTATTTTTTGCTGCCAATCGCATTTTACTCAGTGCGCACTGTTATCAATCCCCCGCGAGCCTATGGCAATTCACAATTCCAGACTAGCGCTTAGCGCCGTTGTGTAAGGTTATGCGATTTTGGGGGCGGGAGGCAGGATCATGGGGGCGGGAGGTAGGTGGAGCGGTGGCACGGTGGAGCGGGGGCACTGTAGCAGGGAGGCAGGGAGGCAGGGAGGCAGGGTAGCAGGCCCCCGGCACCACCACCGGGCGGGGGAGGGCGGCCCTTGAAGCGGGATCGTGAATGCGCTATATGGCACCTCAGCCGTTTTTCCTATCCATTCAGCATAATAAAGGCATTGCACGACACCCCGGCATCCAAGCAACCGGGCAATCATATAGCGCCGACACCCCGACACCCCGACACCCTGACACCCCGAATCCCCGGCACCCGACCACCACCCCCTTCGCTCCCTCGCTGTCCGCCACATATAACAGGCACCCCCGCTTCAAAATTTTCCGGCACTACGATTTTCCGAACTTGACACAACGCCTATTTCAGAATACCCTACACCAATGAACCTAGCCCGCGATCTCACCGACCAGCGATTCGGCAACTGGCTAGTGCTCCACCGCACCCCCTCCGCCCCCCACCACAAATCGAAGGGAACCCTGTGGACCTGCCAGTGCGGCTGCGGCACCATCCGTCCGGTCAACGCGGCTCACCTCCTCCGGCAACGCACGCTGTCCTGTGGCTGCCTCAACCCCCTGCGGCTACCCGCCAACCAAGTGCGCTCCCAGCGCAACCCCACCTACCGCGCATGGGTCAGTATGAAGACCCGCTGCCTCAACCCGAACCACCCAACGTACGCCCACCACGGCGCACTCGGCATCCAAATAACCCCCGAGTGGCTCGACTACGACCGCTTCGTCGCTGACATGGGCCACCGCCCGCCCGGCACCACCCTCGTCCGCTCCCA